CCAAGAATAAAAAACCTAAAAACCTAAATTACTGATACCATGAATGCTAAAACCGAAGCCAAAACGACAATGTACAAATGGACTGCTTGCAACCCTTACAACTACCTCAATGGGGTTGTAGAAGCCCGCACTTTGCTTGGAGCTGTCCGGGCGGGGCGCAAGTATGTGGAAGATGAACTTGGCGGCGAGGGAGAAATCCGCATCTGGGAAAGCATTGACGGAGGCCGCACATGGAAGCTGGTGAGGACGGATGAAAAAGGCATCCTTTCCATGACTGGATGGGCAGTCCGGCACGAGTAATCGTGCCCTTGCCCTCCCCTTTATTTTTAATTGACCGAGCAAAAAGATATACCAAATAAAAAAAACGAAAGGAACTGAAACATGTATAAAATGTGCCGTGATTGCAGTTGGAGAGACCAGGAAGACGGCTGTTGCTGGAATCCGCTAAGCCTTCAATATCTTACCGAGGTGGACGAAGATGAGGAAGTCTGCGAAGAATACGAACCGAACGAAGAAACCGGGAACGCGTAATGGTAAGGAAAACCCCTAAATGCTGGATGTGTGGACAAAAGCTGACCGCAAACTGGATACCTTCTGTGGTGGATTATCACACCGGATGCTACCGCGTTGGATGCCGTCATTGCGGCTGGGCAACTTATCTTACAAGTGCAACGGAGGAACAGGCGATAGATTCCGCGAAAGAATTCATGGCGAAAATTCCTCCCACCATGCGGGTGCGGGAAGGGGACACCGTCCTCATGCGGTTCGGGGAAGAGGTCAAAAGCGTAAAAATACGAGCCGTAACTAATACGACCTTATTTGAAACCGATGAAGGAATCGTATCCCCGGACAGCATCGAAAAATGGCCCTGGGAATTCGAACAGAAAGGAGGGGATGAATAATGAAACGGAACCCTCACATCATCGTACAGCAGGTTTGTCCCGTGAAGAAAATTGACAATGGGAAATACGAAGTGCAGGCCGCGATTGTCCACCACAAAGGGATTATCGCCCGATTTCGCATGGAGTACCCCACGAAACGGCATGCCCGGTGGGCGCAGCACCTTATTTGCACGACAAGGAATCATACCCGCCTGCGGGTATTTGGTGAATTAAAGGCTATCATCGACGGAAAGGAGAACAAACAATGATGCAGAACACATTTTATTGGGAGGCCGCCCGGTACATATCCGTGGCGATCATACCCGGTGCGGGGGCAAGGTATTTCACTTACGCCAACGAATCTGACGCACGCCGCCATGAAACCAGCATGAGGGAGTGGCACGGCTCCCAGGGAAGTTTCACATATTACACCATCCAAGACGCCGGGAACATCCTGCGTGCGGCGGAACATTGGACCATGTGCCGGGATTGTAAACGATGCCGCCCCTCCCAGCCCCATCTTCACCAACCGGGAAAACAGCATGAATGCGACCTCCTGGGAACGGATGGGCACTGGTACGTGGACCCGGAGAAGGACGGCTGCACCTGGGGAACCAGAAAGGAGGAAGAAAATGAAACTAAATCCTGAACAGAAGACTGTTTATGAATATGGAAAAGCAGTCAAGGACCTCAGCAACATAATTAAAGAGATTCGCAATAAGGCCCGAATGCAGTTTGCAACGGAGTATCACGAGCTACCTCTACAATATCGTGCAGAGTTATTGAATTATTTTGGTTTTGAGACCTTTGTTGATGAAGTTCGATATAGGCGGGCCGAGTGCCGGGCGTTTATGGTCCCAAATGACTGTAGCAAGTGTATTCACTTTCCCAATAAATATCCCGGTTGGAAATGTGTCGGCTGTAAATGGGATATATCTTACAAAAATGTTAAATCACGTTGGGAGCCGAGAAAGGAGGAAGAAAATGAAACTGACGCTTGAACAGAAAGTATTCATCGAATACGGAAAAGCAAAGAAAGCTCTTGAGATAGCTAAAAAGCAATTAGCAAAAGAAATGCGCCGGTATTCATCCTGGCATCAGGCGCGGGATTATAATAATATTGATATTTTAATCCGGGATGTCTGGCGGAAGCGTGCCGCGTACCGGACGTGGGTGCGGGTACCTATGAACGAGCGTTTTTGCGACAACTGCGCTCATGAGGGCACGCATCCAGACTCAACGCCGTGCAGCGAGTGTTTCCGGTTTTCTTTTCCGCAGGCTTATGAGGAGTTTGACAATTGGGAACCAAGAAAAGAGAACGAAAACTAATGAAAAAGACTACTGAACAAAGAGCCTTTTATTGGTACGGATTTTATAAAGCCTGCCTGAAATTAAAAATTAAAGAGGCCCGCAATTATGCTGAGTGTGAATACGGGAGGCAATACGGTGAGCTGGCATCAGCGGGGCGAGAAGAGTGCCTGGTATATGCCGGGGTCAGGTCTTACATTATTCTGACCCGAAGAGCACGCCGCTCATGCCGGTTATTTGGCATACCCAGCGCTGAACGGTCATGTGTTAATTGTGCGTATGTCGATTTATTGCATTACCAGCCGCCATGTAATAATTGCCTTCGTTCCCCGTATGCCGTGCATGGAGAAACAACCGACGATGCCTGGAAGCCGATTGGAAAATGGCAAAACCCATACAAGCGGGCTTGATTTTTCAGCCTGTAGAATATAAGCTGGGGCCGTTTCCCCCGGCAGAAAAAGGGAAAGGGGAACAGGCGTTCTTTCTTTCCTTTTTTTCAGGTTTGTAATTTGCGTTGGTATTGCCGCAAGCCGCAAGGGGGAATGGAAAGACAGATACCCCCGCCATGCAGGAAGAAAAGTCCAATATATCCGCCAGACCCGCCCCGCACCGAGCCAGGAAAAGACACAGGCCCATTCCCGTACCGGGTGATTTGCCGGCCCCTCCGTCCAACAGGATTATTGGCCGTATTGTTTCTGACGACAGCGTCCGGCAAAAAGCCCTGGAAGTCCAGCGGGCGGCGCAGGCGCAGAAAAAAAAGGAAGAACAGGAAGCTTTTTTAACTGCCTACAGGGATTCGTTCGCCCTGCCGCACATTGCCGCGAAAAAATGCCGGATTTCCGTTACCAAGCATAACCAGTGGTTCAGCACGGATATGGACTACCGCCGCCGGGCGGAGGAAATCAAGGAATTCTGCGCCGAGCATTTGCAGGCGAAAATGTACAAGAGCGCCCTTGCCGGTGACGGCCAGATGCTCCGGTATTTGGACCAGCGCCGAATTGCCGCTGAGCAGAGCGCGGCATTGAAGATTGCCGTCGAACACTCCGGAACGGTCGGATGTTCATTCACGTCGGAAGAAGACATGAAGGAAAAGACCGGGTTTACTGTGAGCCGCATGGAACATACCTTGAAAATGCTTGCCGACTACGCCCCGGAAGCGCTGCGGCAGATTCTTGTCGCCCCGGAAGAAATACCGGACAAGGCCCCGGACCTCAGAAAGATGGGAAGGAAGCCTTCGGAGAGGCGTAAATCCCTGTAATGGCAGGGCGGGCGTAAGAGCCTCTTTTTCCTGTTTTCCGTTTTTCATTTTCTCCTTTTTCCATGCACCAGGACACCGACGCAGAAAATGCCGCCAGCCAGAGCCGGTTAAATGAAACCGCCATGCTGATTCCCCGGCTGCTGTTAAAAGCCCGTACTGATTTTATTGCATTTTTGCTTGCCATTTCCGACGACGAATCCGGCTACATCCTGTCCCGGATGCACCTGTTTATTGCAGGCAAGCTCAACGATACCGTCACCCGGAAGGACGTGCCGAGGAATTACACTATTTCCGTACCGCCCCAGCACGGGAAGTCCTCCCTGATTGTGCGGTATGTCGCGTGGCTGGTTGGGTCTTATCCCAGATTGTGCGTTGCCCTGACCGGCTTCTCCGCCGAATTGATGGGTCAGATGCTCCGGCAGGTCACATCCATTATGGATTTGCCCGTGTACCAGGTGATTTTTCCCGGAGTGAAAGTGAAGCCGAAGGATGACCGCTGGGACTATAAACGGTTCACCAATGACGCTATTATTTATGCTAAGCCGGCAGGCTCCAAGCTGACCGGGAGGCGGGTGGACATCCTCATTATTGACGACCCCCATGCCGGGCGTGCCGAAGCCGAATCCCCCACTATCCGCAACCGCGTTGTGCAGTGGGCGGTTGCAGACTGCTTTTCCCGCCTTTCGCCCCATTGGCGGGTGTTTGTCATTGGGACCCGGTGGCATCCGGAAGACCTCATTGGACATCTCACCGGGCGGGAATACAATAAACGGCTTGAAATGCTTGGCAATACCGCCATGAAATTTGAAGTCATCAAGATTCCCGCTATCTGCGAAGACCCGGCTACCGACCCCCTGGGGCGGAAGGCTGGGGAAGTAGC